CACCAACAGTCACACCCAATGCCCCTGCAAGTCCTGTCAATGTCACAATGATTGGTGTCAAAACCAAGAACACCCCAATCAGGATTCCAAGAACTGAAACAAATGCAATGATTCCTGCAGTGATTTCAGGATTTTGTTGAACCCATTCTGCAATCTTGGTGACAAACTCTGAAACTTTGGTCAATAAAGGTGTCAAGGTATCCCATAATGTTTGCAATGCCTGATTCAATTGTTGTTGTGGGGATGAATCCAATTTTGCAATGTCTTCATTCAACATTCTTTGATTTTCTGCAAGATTCCCTGTTTTATCACTTGCCCCCATGATGGTTTCAGTGATCTTTTTCCCTTGTTCTTCCCAAAGTGTTCCAAAAAATTGTGTCCCAAGGGCATTTCTTTGGACATCATCTTCAACCCCTGAAAGGGCAATTGCAACATCCATCATTGCCTGTTTTCCCTGTTCCCCACCTTGTGCCATTGCAGTTCCCCATGCTTGAACTTGCTTTGCAGAAATATCTGTTCCTTTCAAGGTTTCTTGAATTGCCTTTGGAACTTCTGCACCAAATTCTGCAAGTTTGATTCTTCCTTCTTTCAATCCATCCATCAAGTTGTCAATGTTCCAAGAACCTGTGTCAATTCCACTTGCAAAGATGCCTTGAATTTCTTCTGCAGTGTATCCTGCCATGTGCAATTGGTTTCCATATTCAGAAATAATATCCAATTGATCTGGTGGGAATCCAATATCCAACAGGGTTTTTGTCATTCCAAGTGCCTGTTCTTGTGTCATTCCCATACTTTTGCCCATCTCATATGATTCCTGAATTAACTCATTGAAATCAACTTCTGCATATGCTTTTGAAATGGTTCCTGCACCTTTGACAATCTTTTGATTTTCTGCATCTGTCAAATCTGCATTCAATTGAAATTGTTTTCTTACACCTGCAAGTGCAGTTTCATTATCATCAATATATCCACCAACAGTTTTGATTGAATCTTTTACTGCCTGTTTGGATTCATCAGGGATATCCATTGAAATTTCAATGGTGGTGTCAAGATCGGAAATGTCCATTGCCTTTTCAAAGATTGCACCAATTCCCATTCCTGCACCTATACCTGCAACCATTCCTGTCAATTCTCCACCAAGGTCATTGATTTTGCCCTTGGTTTCATCTGCATCATCACCCATCCTTTGAAGTTCCCTTCTGACATTACGGATGGATGATTCACCTGATTCAAGTCTTTGCAATGCCTGACGAACCTCACCAATATCTGCAGTTGTTCCAACAGTTTCCCTTGAAATTCTTTCAAATGCTCTTTCCAAATCTTTTGCGGATGCAGTGCCTTGTTGAATTGCTCGGACAGTTCTTGTGCCAATGGCATCTGCAAAATCATCAAGGGATGTTCCTGTCACTTCAAACAATCTTTGCATTTCTTGGGTTGATTTTTGGATGTCGTTTTGTTCTTGTTGTAAATCATTCAGGGCATTTTCTGTGTTTCTTAAATAGGATTGTGTATCTGCAAGTTCCCTTTGGAATGCTCTATATTGTTCAACTTTCATTCCACCTCTTTGAAATGTCTGTTGAACTTCTGCCTCTACACTTTTCAGTTGTTGCAATTTCTTTGATGAATTTTCAATCTGATCATTCAACAGTTTTTGTCTTTGGGCAACAAGTTCAATATTGTTGGGGTCAAATTTCAACAGTTTTTGAACATCATTCAATTCCCTTTGCAGTTTGGAACTTTGTGCATTGACACCTTTCAATGCTTTGTCCAATCCTTGTGTATCACCACCAATGGTGACAGTAATGCCTTTTATTCTATCCCCTGCCATATATTCACCCCCTAGAATGCATCAAAATCTTGTTGGGTTGCTTTTCTCGGTTTCTTATTCTTTTTAGGATTGTGATGATCAACATATTCTTGGATATAATCAAGAACCATTCCCACTGTCATGATCTGCAGATCATCAAGTTTCAATCCTGATGCATAGGCAAGAACCTGAAACAATTCTGTTGTGATTGATTCACCATTGTCATTGTTTTCAGTTCTTATTTTTTTTTTGTCGTTTGAAAAGATGATGCCATCAATTCTTGCAATTGTGGAATCACATCTGCAATTGGATATTCATCAAATTGTTCCAACCATTCCAAAGGTTCAGGAATGGTTGGGTCATATGTTTTTGCCATTATCCAAGAAATGTTGTAAAACACTTCAAAATCTAATGCATCCAAATCTTGAAATGTCACTTCTTTTTTTTTCTTTCCCATCAAAGATTCCAAGGGGGCAAGTTTTATAAGTTCTTTGAAATAATCTTTCCCAAATTGTGCTTTATATCTCAAAGGTGTTGCACCATTTGTTTTGAATCCCACTTTTTTCCCATCAATTTCAATAATTTTTTCCATTCATATCATCCTTTTTTAAACCACTGCAGGTTCATACACTGTGTTATACCATGCATCATAAATATTTGATGGTGTGTCCACTGTTGTTGATCTTTTTACCACACCATCTTCCCTTGGTGCAGAAACCAATGTCAATTCTTGTGGTTGTGGTTCTGCAGTTTCAGTTTTGGTTGCACTTGTCAAACTTGGTCTTGTGACAGTGCAATTATATAAACAATGTCTAATTGCTTTTTGATCACCATCAAATTCAAACATGAATGCAATTTTGTTTGTTCTTTGGTTTGTGTTTTCTGTCATGATTTTGTTTAATGTTTCAAGGTCTTCACCAAGAACATTTTGTCTGAACTCATTGGTGATGTTTGCAAGGGTCAATGTGCATTCATAACCTGCATTTGTTGTTGTCGTATAATACAACATATCATCTGCATAGAAATCAGATGTTTCACCCTTTGGTTCCAAAGAAATTTCTGTGGCACCTTTCAATGCAATTGGTGTTCCGTAAATATCCCCACCTGTTTCAACATCTTGTGTGATTACTGCATAATGAACATTTTTTAAACCATATACAACTTTGTTATCTGCCATAACTAGAACAACCTCACTTCATATATTTTTTGATATAGATTTTCGGATTCAATAAATGTTTCTGTTGTTTGATAAGGGATTTCATTTTCATTCAAGACTGTTGCCACCTTATTTTCTGCAACCTGATCTTTTTTATCTGTATAAAGTTCAATCTGTACATTATCAATTTCTTTATGCACCACATTATCTGCCATGAAATTAGATGAATAGGCAGATAAATACACAATGAAAGGTGGTTGGGGCAATGGTTGATTTTCAGTTTCATAAAATCGCAAATAGGCAACAGGATATCCTGTTGCCATTAAAATTTCTTTTAATTCAATTAGGTTCATCTTTCAATTGCCCTTTCAATCTTTTTCAGATAATCCCTGATCACTCTTTCTTCATGTGGTCGGATGTGTGGTTTCCCTGCATTCCTGTCACCATTTCTCATCACATGCCCATGTTCCAAAAGATGTGTCAAACTTCCATCTGTCTTGTTGTACACAACCAATTTCTTTGGGGTCTTTTTGATTCTCCACCCTTTTGCATAGGATGGTCTTTTCTTTGGTGAATCTTTTCCAATATCTTTTTTCAAGGTTGTTGCGGATTCACTCATTGCAGTTTCAACTTTATCCCTGACATCATTGGCATAATATTTTAGTTGTTCCATGATCTCTCTGTTCAAATCATTTATATTAGTCATTCAGATTCACTTCACAATACAATTCTGTAAATCCATCTGATCTCATAAATACTTTGTAAACATTATATTTTTTATTGTGATATTCCAATTTCTTTTCCTGATCATAAGAATCAGAATCAATCACCAACATCATTTCAGGTTTGTATCCCTGTTGCCCTGCCACATTAAATTCTTGTCGTGTTATGGATAGTTTTGAACAGAACACCATGTGAAAGTTTTCTGTGATAATTGGTTGCCCCAATTCATCCTGTGTGGATGTTTGGGAAATCAGATTGCAGATATCATCCAATGAAATGAATTTATTGTTTCCAATACTACTATTCAATGGCATTTTGTTTTGCAATCCTTTCTTTGATGATTCTGTTTCTTATCCTATGTTGAATATTATCTGCAAGGGGGATGTTTTCTTGTCTTTTTCGATAAACCCAACAAGCATAATCAACAACCAACATTTGATCATCTGCACTATTTTTATCAACAATGATTCCCCTTCTTTCTATTTCCTTGATTGTTCCATCCAACAATTGAAGGAAAAAGGCATCCCTCAAATTATGAGTGATGCCCAAATCAAGTTTCAAAAGGTTCAACAGTGTGTCCATTTATTGTTCCTTTTTTGCTTTTGCCTTTGCTCTTGCATCAACAGAACTTTGGATGGTTTCTTGTGCTTGAACATTTGATTGTGCTTGTGATTTTGCTTGTTGTTGTGTTTGTGATGACAGATGTGTTTGTCCACTTTGAACATTTACACTTTTGATGTTTTGTTCTGCTTGTGGTTGTGCTTGATAATTTTGTGCAGTTTGTCCTGCCTGAACTGATTCTGTTGAATTATCGTGATGTGCTTGAATGCCTGTTTGGTTGTTTTGCTTGTTGAATTGTTCTTCCATTTCTTGTGCCTGTTTTAATGAAACAACTTTTCCATTCACCACTGTCTTTTGTTCATTTTGTTCTTGAACCATTTGATTGATCGTTTCATTATTCGTCTGATTGCTTTGTTGCCCAACATTCGCTTGATTGTTTGATTGGTTTTCATTCATTTTCTGATTCTCCTTTTTGTTTTATTTGCAGGAATCTATGTTAAAAGTGTTTCACATGAAACTGATTATTAAACTGCAGGTGTAATTGTTATAAGTGCAAAGGCATCAGGTTTTGTTGGTTTCCCATCAAATCTTCCTTTTCCTCTGAATGCCATTTGATCTTCAACAAATCGAACATGTTCACTGTTGTCAATTGAAATGTTTTCTCTTTCAACAAGTGTGTATTTGTCAAATTCACCATACAGAACTGTGTCTGCATCCATATGGTTTGAAAACACAACAGGGATTCCCAAAATGTCGGGTCTTGTTAGGTTTGGCAATTTCCCAACCCATTCACCATTTGCATTGACATTGATGGATAATTCAAGGAAATATGCATAATAGGTTGATCTTCTCATTACTGCAGTAATATCACCAACAACATCATCACCTGTGTCAATCAATCCAATTGGTTTCACATAGTCTGCCATTGGTGAACCTTCTGCAACAGTCACTTTGTTATCAACAGGGATAGATGGAAGGATTCCTGTTGGTTGTTTCCCTGCAAGTCCTGTTCCTGAAAGAATAGAAATTTCAAGTGCAAGTGAAATTGCTCTTGCAATTTTTGAAACAATATATTGGTCAAGATTGATCACTGAATCCTGCAATAAATAATTATCCACAAAAGTCACTTTACCAACCTTGAATCCATCAAAATCTAAATATGCAAGTGTTCCAACATCTCCTGTTGGTAGTGATGCATTTTGTTCAACCCATGTGGCAGGTGTTGTGTCTGTATCAATCAGGATTCTTGCAGTTCCTTTTACTTGGATTTTTTCAACAAGTTTATAGATGTTTGAATAGTCACCAAGAATGTCCATGATACGATTCACAATGATTTCAGGGATTAATAGTTCCCCACCTGTCACTGCTCGTAAATTTTTAAATTTATCATAGAACTCAACAACATCACTTCTTTTGTAGTATTCCCCTGTTTTCAATAATTCTCTTACTTGCATTCTGTTCATTCCTTCTTCAACCCCTTTTTCACGTTTCTGATTTTGCTTTGTTGTTTTTGATTCTCTTTCTTTTACATCTTCCAATTCTGTTTCAAGTTCAGTGATTTCTGCTTCAATTGTTTTTTTCTCAACTTCAACATCACCTTGTTCTTTTTCAATTTCAGTGATTTCTGCTTCAATCGTTTTGATGTCTTCTTCTGTTTGTGATTCTTCCAATGCCTTTTGTGTGTCTTCTGATCTTTTCAGAATGGCATCCATTTTTGTTTGAAGTTCTTTCATTTTGTTTCTTTTGATTTTAATT